AAGTACTGCAGTTACAATCGCAGGTTCTCCTGCAGTTGATCAACAAACTTATTTTCAATTATTTAGAGATGCAAACGCAGGTACAGATACTTTTACTGGAGATGCAAGAGTTCTTGGTATTAAAATATTCTTTACTACTGATGCAGCTAACGACGCATAAGGAATTTAGATATGAGAGATTTAAAAAATAAACTTACATCAAGTAAGAACACAAAAAATATACAAGCTAGAAAAGGTAAATCTTTTGGTTATCAAGTCTTAGGATTTGGTGCTGGAGGAAGTAGTGCTGCTTTTATTGATGCTACTGGTGGAACAATAACAACTGATACAGATTATAGAATTCATACATTTACAGGACCAGGAAATTTTGTAGTTAATTCAGTAGGAGATGCTGCTGGTTCAGAAACAGTTTCTTATATGGTAGTTGCTGGAGGCGGCGGTGGTGGTGCTGGTCCAGGACCTGGTTCTGGTGATGCAGGTGGTTCAGGTGGAGCAGGAGGTTTTAGAGAAAGTAAAGCATCAACTGATTCTTACACAGCTAGTCCACTTAATGCTACAACAGGGCCAACTTATAATTTACCAGTTTCAGCAACAAGTTATCCAATAGTAATAGGTGCCGGTGGTGCAGGTAGTAGTGCAGGTAGTAGTGGTTCAACTGGTGCTGCTTCAAGTGGTTTAGGAATTTCATCAGCAGGTGGTGGTAATGGAAGACATAATGGTGGACCAGGTACTAGAACTGGTGGTAGTGGAGGTTCAGGCGGTGGTCCATCTGGTGGTGGAACAGGAATGTCAGGTGGAGCAGGTAATACTCCTCCTGTAAGTCCAGCTCAAGGTTTTGCAGGAAGTTCACATTGTGGATCTCCTGATGGTTATGGTGGTGCGGGTGGTGGTGCAACAGGTGCAGGACAAGATGCTCCTGGTGGTAATCCAGCTTCACAAGGAGGCGCAGCAGCTACAACTTCGATAACAGCTGCAGCTGTAACTTATTCAGGTGGTGGTGGAGGTGGTGGTGCATGCTCAGGTCCCGGTGGTCAAGGTGGAGGTACACCTACTCCAGGATGTAGAGGAGGTGGAGGTCCAGGAGCTAATGCTGGTGGTGCCGGAAATCCAGGAACAGCTAACACAGGCGGTGGTGGAGGTGGAGGAGGTTCAAATGGTGGTGCTGGTGCTGCTGGTGGTTCAGGAATAGTAGTAATAAGGTACAAATTTCAATAGGATAAATTATGGCACATTTTGCAAAAATATCAGAAACAAAGGAAGTACTTGCAGTATTAACATTAAATAATGTTGATGCTCTTAACGCTGATGGTGTTGAAGATGAAACAGTAGGACAACAATATTTAGAACAACACAATAACTGGCCTGCACAAATGTGGATCCAGACTTCATATAATACATCACGTAATATTCACAGTGATGGTGGAACTGCCTTAAGAGGAAACTACGCAGGTATTGGTTATGAATGGAATGAAGATGAAAATATTTTCTGGCCTAAAAAACCTTATACATCTTGGGTAAAACATTTAGAATCCGCTTCTTGGAAATCACCTATTGGTGATGCACCTGTTTTAACAGAAGAACAAATAGCAGATACAAATAATAACTATGATTACACCTGGAATGAATCTAGTCAATCTTGGGATTTAAAAACTACCCCCTCTACAGTAATAGGACAATAATTGGTTCTTAGTACTTGACAATATAAACAAATAATATTATCTATGGTAGTAGGTATGCAGAAGAAAGTATTAACAGAACAAAGTTTATTCTATGGGGATGTTTCAATGCCGAAACATTGGGAAATAGATACAACTGAATTATCTCATCATATTTTACAATCTAGTTTAACTAATAAAAAATTACAATTTTCTAGAACTTACGATAAGTTAAATACATATATGCGAGATCACGTTGGTCTTGAGTATGGTATCAATTTAGTTAACAAATCAACGTGGGGAAATATCTATAAACCCAATGAGACAACAATTCCTTTATTAAATATTGATCCAGTGAATCTACGAAACTCTCCAGACTTTACTATGCTTTACGGCGTTAATGTTAAGGATTGTAATGTTAAAATTTATTATGATGATAATAGACGTAAGGGAAGAAGTTGGGATATAGAACTTAAAAATAATATGTTTATTATGTTCCCTTCTACAAATATGTATTACTTAACTAATAATCAAAAGGATAGTTTAAATTTTATACAAACTATTACCTATGAATATCTTTAATTACTACTGGTATTTTAAATCAGCTATACCCCCGAAAATCTGTGATGACATTATAAAATATGGATTAACTCAGGCAGAAACTATGGCTAGAACAGGTGGTTATGGTGATAAAGAATTAACAAAAGATCAAATTAGAGATATGAAAAGAAAAAGAAACTCTGATCTAGTTTGGTTAAATGACAATTGGATTTATAAAGAATTACACCCTTATATTCATCAAGCAAATAAAAATGCAGGTTGGAACTTTGAGTGGGATAGATCGGAATCTTGTCAGTTTACAAAATACAAACTCAATCAATACTATGATTGGCACTGTGATTCTTGGGATAAGCCTTATAAAAAAGAAGGACCCGATAAAGGTAAGATTCGAAAGTTATCTATGACTTGTCAGTTAACCGATGGTTCAGAATATGAAGGTGGAGAACTAGAATTTGATTTTAGAAACTACGATCCACATATAAGAGAAGAAGCTAAACATTTGAAACAAGCAAAAGAGATACTTCCAAAAGGATCTATCATTGTGTTTCCATCATTTGTATGGCATAGAGTTAAACCCGTAACGAAAGGAACAAGATATTCATTGGTGATGTGGAACCTTGGATACCCATTTAAATAATATGAATATAAATAATTACTTTAACACAACTATTTGGTCTGAACAAAAACCAGAGTTTATAAAATCATTAACTAAAGCATCTGATAAATATATCAAATCTGCTAAAAATTGTTCAGAGGCTAAAAAACATATAAAAAAGTTTGGGGACTTTGGAAGAAGTTATCATTCAACTCCATTAATAAATGATAATAATTTTAGAGATTTTAGAGATTACATCGGTCAAAAGTCTTGGGAATATTTAGATCATCAAGGTTTTGATATGCAACAATACACAACTATGTTTAGTGAGATGTGGGTTCAAGAGTTTGCTAAAAAAGGTGGGCATCATTCAGCACATGTTCATTGGAATCAACATGTATCTGGTTTTTATTTTTTAAAAGCAAGTGAAAAAACATCGATGCCAATATTTCATGAACCAAGAACAGGAGCACGATCTACTAAATTAAAAATGAAAACTAACCTAGAACAAATTCTTAATGGTAATGAGCTAATTCATTTTAAACCTCAACCCGGAACATTAATTATATTTCCAGGGTATTTAGAACACGAATTTAGTGTAGACTTTGGAATAGAACCTTTTAGATTTATACATTGGAATATTCAAGCAGTACCAAAAGAGATGGCTAAAGATGTCGTTTAAAAAAAATAAATACGTAATTATAAAACAAGCTATTGATAAAGATTTAGCTTTATTTTTATACAATTACTTTCATATGAAAAGACAAGTGTTAGATACCTGTCGTAATGCTAGATATATTTCACCTTATGAAACATTATTAGGTGAATATGAAGGAGCTGACAGTCAGATCCCACACACCTATTCAAACTATTCTGATATAGCTATGGAAACTTTGATGTTAAAGTGTCAACCTATTATGGAAAAGACTACGGGATTAAAATTATATCCAGCTTATACTTTTGCAAGAATTTATAAAAAAGGTGATGTTCTTAAAAGACATAAAGATAGATTCAGTTGTGAAATATCTACTACTATGAATTTAGGTGGTGATGATTGGTTAATATATTTAGAGCCATCTGGAGAAGTGGGTAAAAAAGGTATTAAAGTAGATTTAAAACCAGGGGATATGTTAGTCTACAGTGGTTGCGAATTAGAACATTGGCGAAAAAAGTTTAAAGGTAAAGATTGTGTTCAAGTATTTCTTCATTACAATAACAAAAAAACCCCAGGATCTAAAGATAACATGTTTGACAAACGTCCACATTTAGGTCTTCCATCTTGGTTTAAACGATGATATATCCCTATAATGGAGACAGTAATCCACCATACCTACTGTCTCCTTTATAAGGATTTATATGCTACAAAAATTAGGTTTTTTACCAGGATTCAATAAACAAGTTACTTCTACCGGAGCCGAGTCTCAATGGACTGGCGGGGAGAACGTACGTTTTAGATATGGTACACCGGAAAAGATAGGAGGGTGGGCTCAATTAGGATCTACTAGTTTATGTGGTCCAACAAGAGCACTACACCACATGGTTAATAAAACATCAATTAAATATGCTGCTTTAGGAACTAACAGAATTTTATATGTCTATACTGGTGGAGTTTACTACGACATCCATCCAATTAAAACAGACTTTGGAGCACTAACAGATAAATTGGCTTGTACTTCAGGTTCACCTATTCTTACTATTACTTTATCATCGACGACTGGTATGACAGCTGGCGATATTTTATTTCTTGAAAACGTTACACCCCCAACAGGTTCAGGCTATGCAGCAGCTGATTTTGATGATAAAACATTTATGATAACTTCGGTAGTTGATGCTACTTCAGTTACTATTACTATGGCATCTAACGCTAGTGCTTCCGCAACCGATGGAGATCTTTCAGTTAAATTTTATTACCCCGTAGGACCGGCTCAACAACTAGGGGTTTATGGCTATGGTATTTCTACTTTTGGCGGTGCCCCTATTGGTGCTAAAACAACTACTTTAAGTGCGGCAATTACTAGCACAGGACAAACAACAGGAATTACTTTAACTAGCGTACTTGGTTTTCCAACTTCAGGAACATCTTATATTTTAGTTGGCACAGAATTTATAAAGTACACGGGAATTACTGGAACAGAATTAACCGGAGTAGTTAGAGCACAACGGGGAACGTCTCCCGCTACTTATTCTAGTGGAACTACTGTTACTAATGGAACCGATTACATAGGTTGGGGAGAAGCTTCAACAAGTTCAGATTCTGTAGCGGACCCCGGTCAATGGTCCTTGGACAATCTAGGTCAAACTTTAATTGCTTTAATTGTTAATGGTCCTTGTTTCGAATGGGATTCAAATTTAACTAATGCAACAGCAACACGTGCAACAATTATTGCAGGTGCACCGACCGCTTCACGGGATATGTTAGTATCAACTCCTGATAGACACTTAGTATTCTTTGGAACAGAGACTACGATTGGTGATACCACTACTCAAGATGATATGTTTATTCGTTTTTCTTCTCAAGAAAATATAAATGACTACGCACCAACAGCAACCAATAGTGCCGGTACACAAAGACTGGCCGCCGGATCACGGATCATCGGATCTAAGCTTGGAAGAAATGCAATTTATGTTTGGACGGATACTTCTTTATTTACTATGAGATTTGTGGGCCAACCTTTTACTTTTGCTTACGAGCAAGTAGGAAATAACTGCGGATTGATTGGTAAGAATGGAGCCGTTGAAGTTGATGGCGCTGCTTACTGGATGTCTGATAATGGTTTCTTTAGATACACAGGTCGATTAGAATCAATGGATTGCTTAGTTGAAGATTATGTTTTTGATGATTTAAATACTACTTCTAATGAATTAATATATGCAGGAATTAATAACTTGTTTGGTGAGATTACTTGGTTCTATTGTACTTCAGGTTCAAATATAGTTGATAGAGCAGTTACTTATAGTTATTTAGATTCAACATCTAAAAGACCTATTTGGTTTACCAATGCTAATGCACTTTACCCAAGAACAACTTGGGAAGATTCAGCTGTATTTGGTTTACCTCATGCAACTCAATATGATTCTAGTACAAATACTTGTCCTACAGTTGGCAATACGGATGGTACTACTATTTATTATGAACACGAAACAGGGATTAATTATATTAAAGGGGGCACAAGTTATGCAGTTCCGGCTAATATTACTTCGGGTGATTATGATATTACTCAAAAAGTAGTTAAAGGAGCAGCAACTAATATGGCTGACCTTAGAGGAGATGGTGAAAGTATTATGAGAGTGAGTAGAATTATTCCTGATTTTGTTTCTCAAACAGGGAATGCTATTATTCAATTAGATGTTAGAGATTATCCTAATGACGCAGCAGCAAGTTCACCTTTAGGTCCATTTACCTTGACAACAAGTACTAAAAAAATTGACACTAGAGCTAGAGCTAGAGCAATCGCTTTAACTATATCCAACACAGCTTTAGATACTAGTTGGAAATTAGGAACTTTTAGGTTAGATATACAAGCTGGAGGAAGAAGATAATGGCTAAGATAGTACAAACATTAACAAGAGCAAGTGAGGAATACGAACCCTCTACAGCACAATCTTTAATTAGAGATTTGGATGCTGTTCTGGAAAAATTAAATACAACATTTCAAGAAGAATTAAAACAGGAGATAGAAGCTAGAAGTTTCTTTTTAAATTAATGGCAGTAGTAAACCAATACGACTTTGTAGGAATAGATAATAATACTACCAATGGAGAACTTAATCCTTTTGGTGCCGGGTTTCCTTTAGTCAGTGAAACTTATGTTATTAAATCTATACTAGTTACATCAGCTGGTACTCCCAGTGTGACCGTTACTAATAATGCTTTTACAGCTATTAAAACAATAGGTTTAACAGCAAATATTACAAAGGAATTATTAACCCAACCGCTAATAGTAGTAGGAGGCACAACCCTTACTATTAAAGCAGGTAGCACAGATTCATTTGATTTTGGAGTCAGCTATCTAAACATTAAAAAGGAAATTACTACCTAATGCAAATACTAACCCCAAAAGAAATCATAACAACACTATCTAATAAAAAGACAGGTGAAGTCTATGCCAATGAAGAAGCTTTAAAAGCAGCTAATATACCAGAAGAGGACATCCGGAGAGACGTAAAAGTAATTATGCCAGCTCTTGATTTGTTATCAAAAACAAAGTAAACTAATAAACTCAGGAGAAAAATTATGTTTGAAGAACAAATGTCAGAATCAATAGAAGCCGGCGCACCCGATATCAAATACAATCAAGGTGATATTGGAAGAGGTGCACCTGAAGACGAACAAGGTAAACAAGTTGCTGCTCAAATATGGGAGCAAATGGAACCCGAGCAAAAATCTCAATTCGGAAGCTTTGATGCTTTCTTTGCAAGCGGTATCTGGAAACAAATTATTCAACAGATGCAAGCAGACCAAGGCGGAGCTGGACCAGGATCTGAAATGATGTCTGAGAATGTTAACATGCAAGAACAAATGCCAGGCGGTGGTATCGCTGATGTTAATATGAATGAACGAGTTCAGATGGCAGCTAACGGTGGTCTGATGGGTCTATACAACAGAGGTAGATAGTCATGCCATATTGGGACGACGGATCAGGTCAGAGTAAATCACAGTATGACAGTAGCGGGGGTTATGATAACACCGGTAATCAAAATAATAATAACCGTGTTGATCCTAGTTTACAAGAAGCTGTAAAAAAACAAGCAAAAATAGATAAAGATAAAAAAGATAAAAAAGAAGCTAGAGATGCTGGTTTTAGAACGACAGGTAGTCAAGTATACTCTCCTCCAACATTTGCTCAAAGTTTAAAAAACAAATTTACACAAAATTCATTAAATAGAAATAAAGTTTTAGCCATGAGAAAAATGAGTCTCATGAAAAAAGGTTTACCTGGTTTATATGGTAATATTATAAGTGGTATGACAGGTGTAGTTCCTGATTGGGCTCAGAATATGAGTGTAGAAGAATTAGAAGCTTTAGCTGGAGATATACAAGGGATTAAAGATTACAATCAAGCAACATATAATAAAGATTTAAATCCAACTAATAAAACAGGAGGTTTAAATTTATTAGGAAGAGTTGATGAAGGTCAAACTCTTTTAGATAAAGGTTTAATGACTCAAACAGAATACGAACGTTTGTTTCCTGGCAATATTCAAACCACAAGAGAAGGCAATGATAATATTCTACCCCAATATGCAATGATGGGTGGAGGTGCAGATTTAGGGGGTGAGGACGCAGTGGAAGATGAATATGATTATCATTTAGGTTTAGGAGGTCAAAAAGTTGGTAGAGATGTTACACTTGGATATTTAGCTAAAGGTGGAAGAGCCAGAAAAGCTGAAGGTGGAATCATGGAACTAAGAGCACGAAGAGCTTTTGGTGGGATCATGGACCGAGTGACAGGAAGAAAAGCTTATGGTCTAGGTAGTATATTTAAAAGTGTTAAGAAAGCTGTAGGAAAAGTTTTAAAAAGTGACATTGGTAAAGCTGCAGTGCTGTACGCTGGTGGAAGTTATCTTGGTGGTGCAAAAATGTTTGGTGGAACTGGTAATTTAAGTTTTATGGAGAGACTAGCAAGCCCCAGTAATTTTAAAAATTTATTTATGAATTCAGATAAAGGAATTTTTAGTAGAGCTAAAAACCTTAAAGAAGGTTATGATGATGGTTTTGGTTTTGGTAAACTTGGAAAAGCAGCAACATGGGCTGGTATAGGGTTAGGTGCAAGCATGATCCCTGGATTAAATAAACCTAAACCAAACGAAGATAGTTATGCTGACAGAGGTGGACATTTAATAGATCCTATAACAGGACAAGAAGCTTTGCCTAGTGAGATGAGAGCTTCATTAAATAATGCTTTAGATAATGCTGATGGAGATCCCATTAGAATAAAACAAATTAATGATGCATATGCTTTCTTAGGACCTGATGAAAGGTTAGGAACTTACTCACCTTATAGAACTTATGGAGTTAAAGATGGTGGTAGAATTGGTAAAGCAGAAGGTGGTTTAATGGACCTAGGTGGTATGGAAAAAGATTATAGAGCTGAAGGTGGATTTGTACCTATCGGAGAGTATGAGAAAAAAGATGACGTTCCAGCAAGACTAAGCGTTAATGAATTTGTGTTTACAGCAGACGCTGTAAGAGGCGCAGGAGGTGGAGACATTGATAAAGGTGCAGAGATCATGGAAAATATGATGGTAAATTTAGAAAAAGGTGGTACAGTGTCGGAAGAGTCACAAGGAAATGCTGGCGCCCAACAGATGTTTGATACATCAGAGAGATTAGGAGAAGTAATATAATGGCAATAACAGAATCCAGAAGTTTACCACCACAATTTGTAGAAGATCTAGGTAAAGATTATGCAACACAGTTAACTGGCTTAACAAGTCAGAAAATGGACACGACCAAGTTTCAACCTATGGTTGCAGGTCAAGACCAGGCACAAACGGATGCATATAATTTAGCAACTACACAAGGTCAAGGTATCGGAGCCTACGCTCCTTATCTATCACAAGCCGGAGCTTACCAAACAGGTACAGGTTCTTTTGCAGGTCAACCTACAAACATGATGGGTTCTCAAGATTATTTACAGCAACAAGGAACTATGTCAGGACCTAATGCTTACCAACAATTTATGTCTCCGTATCAACAAGATGTAATTGATGCAACGATGTCTGAATACGATACACAAGCAGCAAAAGGTATAACAGGTATAGGTATGAATGCAGCTAAGTCTGGAAACTTAGGCGGTGGACGTGAAGGTGTTATGAGATCAGAGTACCAAAACAAATCAGATATGAATAGAGCTTTGTTACAATCAGGAATGTTACAACAAGGATTTAATCAAGCTAACACAA